AGAAGATTTCTTGAACTATTCGGGGGCCTTCCCGAACGCTATCCTCACCCACCACGGGAAAGAGGTACACGGACACGAACCGAAGGCCGTAGCGCACTGCCTCCGTACGAACCCAGACACGAAACGGGTAGACGTTCCGGGGACTGGGGTTTCGTTCTATCCTGCGGCTATCTACGCCGCCCTGCTCGAAGGTCTCGAATACGACTGGAACTGCCTCGATATTTTGGTAGGTTCTTGGATGCGGAAGAACGAGGTAAAGGCCTACGCCCTCCCGCACAAAGAAGACTATTTCGGCTATATCCCCCCGCCGGAGGGGTTGACTATCTGGGACCTGCACCACCACAACTGGCCACGCCTATACCGTATTTACTTCCCATGAAAATAGCCCTTCATATCCCCGTCTGGAAGCGGGTAGAACTTACGCGGGCCTGCTACGTAGGCCTTCAGAGAATCCAAAAGGAGTTCCAAGAAAACGGGGCCGAACTGGTTCCCTATATCGCGGTTTCAGAAGACGAACACGAGCAACTCGCACAGGAATTCGGATGGAATTACAAGTGGTTCGCGAACGAACGACTAGGAACAAAGAATAACGAGTTATTGGACTGGATGCGGGATTTCTCGTGGGACTTTATGCTCCAGCTAGGTTCGGACGACTTTATCCTTCCGGGAGGCGGGGCGCATATCGTAGAACTGATGAAAGAATACGAGTTCGCAGGGTCTCGAAATATCTACATGTTCCGAGCGGACACCAGAGAGGGGACTTTATTTCGGGGTTACGCTTCGGGGGCCGGTCGCTTTATGGCTAGACGTTTGGTGGATAAGGTCCCGGTTATGTGGACTGATAGGCAGGTAGGTCTAGATGGCTGTTCCCGTCGTAGCGTCTGGGAGAAAACGAAGGTAGAACCCTACTGGAGCCAAACGCCTACGGTAGCGGATGTAAAGAGTTCCGTAAATGTTAGTGCCTTTGCGCGTTATAAGTACAGCCCCGAGAACTACGACCTCGACGAAGTAGTACCCGAAGCACACCTAATCCCTCGAGATGTTGTACTTAAACTCGAATAGCGGTAACCAGAACATCTACCTCACGCTTCAGGACGCGGGGCGGGATTACACGTACACCCATTACCTGTTTAAGCTGGTGCACCGGATGAGCCTCGAAGACTTCTATTTCGTGGGTTACGTGATTAACGACAACCCGAGGTACACAAAGATTCAGGTAGCTACAAACGCGACCACGACGAATAACGTCCTTTTGACGGAGACCGGGGATTACGATTATTTCGTCTATGCCCAGAACTCAAGTACCAATAAAGACCCAAATAACGCGGCGGTTGTAGCTTTAATCGAGCAGGGTACCTTGCGCGTTCCGGGGGCGGCTATCGTAAGCCTCCCTACTATCACTCTCGAAGATAACGTACTGTTCTATGGCAACGAATAAAATCGAAAACGTCCAACTCAAGACGTACGAAGCTAGGTCCTACCGCGAACACGCGAAGGGGGACTGGGTCAAGTACGGAGACGATAATCTATTTCCGAACTATCTGGTAGACCTGTACCATTGCAGCCCGACGCATAACGCGTTATGCACGACTATCGGGATGATGATTTACGGGGAGGGGTTCGAGCCCGCAGACCTGAACGCGAAACTGCTCGCGGCCCAGTGGGACCTGAATTCGGAACTCCGGAAATGCGCTATCGACCTGAAGATTCAGAACGGTTTCGCTCTCGAAGTGAACTGGAGCGTAGACCGGACGGTAATTGCGAATATCTCACACCTCCCGTTTGAGAATCTACGTTCGGGGGTCTGCGACGAAGAAGAGGTAGTACAGTGGTATTACTACTCGCGGGACTGGAGCGACTCCAGACAGGAGCCTATGGCCATAGCCCGCTTTAACCCAGAGACGAAGAACGAGTACCCGACGCAAGTTCTCTATGTAAAGCCGTTTTCGGTAGGGTCTTACTACTACCCGAAACCCGACTATATCGGAGCGATTAACTACATCGAACTCGAGAAGGAAATTTCGGTATTCCACATAAACAATATCAAGAACGGCCTGTCTCCTTCGTTCGCAATCCACTTTAAAAACGGCATCCCCTCCGACGAAGAGCGCCGCGAAATCCGCCTGGACATCGAAAGGCAGGCCGCCGGAGCACAGAACGCGGGTAAGTTCTGGATGACCTTTTCGGACGAACCGGACCGCGCCCCGACTATCGAGGCGTTTACCCTTTCGGACGCGGATAAGCAGTACCAATTCCTTTCGGAAGAAACCACCGCGAAGATTATGATAGGCCACCGCGTCACTAACCCGCAGATGTTCGGGGTTATGGTCGCGGGCAAACTAGGAGGCGGAAGCGAATTAGAGGCCTCTATGGACCTTTTCGAGCAGCAGGTAATCACTCCCTACCAACAAGTAATCGAAGAGGCCGTTAAAACGCTTCTAAACGCTTCGGGAGTGGATTCTAGTTTGGTAGAACTTTCGGAAGAACACAACCTCGACGGGGTAGCGGACTACCTCGAAGGACTAGGGGAGCAGATGGGCGACGACTGGGAGTTAATCGACGAACGAGAAGTAGACTACGACCGGGAAGAAGAGTACGACGCGCTTTGGACGTTTGCGCGTACGCTCCGGAATAACCCTCAAGCGAAGAGTTCGCAGGATAACGAAATCGTTCGGGTACGTTACGCGTACGCTCCTACGACCCTCGCAGACGGAAGGAGCCGCGATTTCTGCACGCGTATGATTCAGGCCATGAAGGTCTACCGGAAGGAGGATATTATGCAGGCCGGTAGTCAAGCGGTGAACGCCGGATGGGGACCGAACGGAGCCGATACGTACGACATTTGGTTATACAAAGGCGGCGGTTCCTGTCGGCATTTCTGGATGCGCCAAACGTACCTCAAGCGTAATAACGACCTCGTTTCTGTCAACGAGGCGAAGCGTCTGATTCAGGCCCTCCCGCCGGACGAACGCAAGAAGAACACGCTCGAAGAAAATGAGCGCAAGGTGGCGCAGCGCCCCCGCGACATGAAGAACCGCGGATTTCTCAAGCCCCGCAAATTCACAACTCCCCGATAATGGCCGAAGTACTCTTTATCAACCCGAACTACCTCAAGCGGGTAACGCAGTTAAACGGCGGGGTTGACGAAAACTATATCACTCAGGCGGCTATCCTCGCACAGGATAAGAACGTCCAAATCTATCTGGGTTCGGACCTGTACGACGCGCTACGGACGAAGATTAGCGGCGGGACGTTGACAGGGAATTACTTGACGTTGGTAGAAAACTACGTCCGAAAAGCTACGGCGTGGTGGACTATGGTAGAACTTCTTCCGACCCTTTACGTGAAAATCGATAACGGAGGTTTAGTTATCCGGAGTTCAGAAAATACCACGGCTATTTCTCAAGCGGACTACCACAGGGAACTGGAACGCTGTAGGCAAAATGCCAACTTCTACACTAACCAGATGTACCGGTACCTCTGCCAGAATCCTAGCCTCTTCCCGGAGTATTCTACCAACTTGCAGAACCGTATCTGTGCGCAACCGTTCAAGTACTATCAATCTGGACTCGCGATTTCTGGAACGTATACCGTCCCGAATATCACTCCAGAGTACGCCTACGCTATCAATAAATGAAGCAGGACCGGAACGCTAATATCGAAAAGCTAAAACGGTGGATGGATGGACGCACTACAGGAAATACGGGAGGGGCTAGCCCGGATAGAAACCAAACTCGACTTCCACAAAGAGTCCCTAGACAAACACGAGAAGAAAATCGAGAATCTTGAATTCAAGTGGCTCGGAAGTATCGGGGGAGTTGGAGTTATTATAGCGGGCTATCTGAAATCCCTATTCAATGCGTGAACTCAAGTATATCGTTCTTCATTGTTCTGCTACTCCGGTTTCTATGGACGTGGGGGCGGCAGAAATACGGAAATGGCACAAAGGCAAAGGGTGGAAAGACATAGGCTACCACTTTGTAATCAAACTTTCGGGTAAGCTGGAATACGGAAGGCCTTTGCAGCAAATCGGAAGCCACGTACTAGGGTACAACCGCGCCAGTGTGGGTATCTGTTACGTCGGGGGAGTAGAAAACAAGAAGGCCAAGGACACTATGAACCCGAAACAAGAAAAGACGTTCCGGGACCTCGTGGCGACTTTGCGAAATCGGTTCGGCCCTTTGGAGGTTTGG